ACAAGTGGTTCATCAGGTATAAACGGAACATCAGGAACTTCAGGTATTAATGGTAGTTCAGGCACATCAGGTGTTAATGGCACTTCAGGAACAAGTGGTATAGATGGCACATCAGGCACATCAGGTGTGAGTGGTTCATCTGGTTCATCAGGAACAGCAGGTTCATCAGGAACAAGTGCTGTTGTTCTTAATAATATGAAATTTATAGAACAGAAATCAGATTTACCTACATCAGTAGGTGGTGTTATAACATTAGTAAGTAATTATACTTATTTCTTTACAACTACGGTAGATTTAACAGGTGATAGATTAGTATGTGGTGAGAATACAACTATATTAGGTGGTTCATCTGAGAATTGTAGAATAAAATCAACAGGTTTAACAGACCCTTTAATTAGTTCAACATATTCTATTCCTATTAGAAATATAACTATTGAAGCACAATTAGCACTTAACTTAAATGGTGATGGTGTGAATACGGCTATTGACTGGTTTGGTGTTAATTTTACAGATTGTGCTGTTGTAGGAACCGTATCAAATTATTCTAATGTTATTTTACAAGATAGTGCTTTCTTAAATAGTGGTAATTTAACATTTGATGGAACAATAGGAACGGTAGGTATGTCTCAGTGTTTATTCAATTGTAATACATCTGGAACGGTTTTCATACTACCTTCAACACTTACTATCACCAGAAGGTTTAGAGTTATTTACAGCTCATTTATTGTATTATCTGGTGAAACAGGAATTAACTTACATTCATCAACTACAATACCAAATGATGGTTATATTTTAACATATTGTAATTTTAGTGGTGGTGGAACTTATTTATCAGGTGTAAATCATACATCAAATGAGGCTTTGTTTATTAACAATATAGGTATAACAAATACATCAAATGTAGGTCACTATTATGTTCAGAATAATGCTACTGCCACTACGGTAGGAACAGGACAACAGAATATATGGAGGAAGGCATCAGGAACAACAACAGAAGGATTAGGTAATTCACCAAAATGGACTACAGCTACTACAAATAGATTAACATATGCTGGTTCAGTATCAACAGAGTTTGTAATTACGGTTGTTGGTTCAGTATTTTCAACAGCAAATGGTGTTACTATTGGTGTAGGTATTGCTGAAAATGGTTCTATACAAAATGAGAGTGCTGTATCAGTGAGAACAACAACATTAAATGTTCCGTTTAGTTTTGCCTTACAAGATATAATTCAAGTTGAAAATGGTGATTATTTTGAGGTATGGGTTAGAAATGAAACAGGAACTCAAAATGTCACTTTAAGTGATGTCAATGTAATCATACAAAAAATAACAGGTTAAAAAGATGGCTGATAGAGATATACAAATACAAATTAAAGCGGCAGTTGATACAGCAAATGCGGCTCAGAATTTAGGACAATTAGTTAATTCATTAGAACAATTAAATACTTTACAACAACAAGTAGGTGAAGGTTCTGCTGAATGGAAACAATTAGATACGGCCATTTCAGGAACTACACAAGCTATGGACCAAATGAGACAAAGTGGTTCTGACTTGAATGCTACATTTGAGCAAGTTTATGGTGACCTTCAACCTCTTACAACAAGAATGGGTGAGGCTGAAGATAGATTATATGAATTGGCTTTGGCTGGTAAAACTGCTACAAAAGAATATAAAGACCTATTAGCACAAACAGCAAAGTATAAACAAGTTCAACAACAAACAGATTTAGTTGTAGATGCTTCATCTAAGACAATCACACAGAAAATGGTTGGTGGTTTATCAGGTGTTGCCTCAGGTTTTGCTGCGGCACAAGGTGCTATGGCTGTATTTGGTGCTAACGGTCAAAAATTAGAAGCTGTTTTAGTTAAAGTAAATGGTGCTATGGCATTAGCACAAGGTATTCAAGGACTTAAAGAGGCAGGACCTCTATTTACATCTATGGGTAAATCAGCTATGACTGCTTTACAAGGTATTAAAGGAGGTATTGCGGCAACAGGTATTGGTTTATTACTTATTGCTGTTGGAACATTAGTTGCTTATTGGGATGATATAAAAGGTGCTATTAGTGGTGTATCTGCTGAACAAGAGGCATTGAATAAGAAAACAAGAGCGAATGTTGAAGCACAAAATGCTAAAATGGAGAGTTTATCTTTACAAGAAAACTCATTAAGATTACAAGGTAAGAGTGAAAGAGAAATCTTACAAATGAAGATTAAACAATCTGACCAACAAATCTTAGCATTAGAAGCGGCTATTACACAAGCAGAGGCTACAAAGAAATCACAAGTTGAGGCAGCAAAAAGAAATCAAGACATATTAAAAGGTATTTTAATGTTTGTTCAAGCACCTTTATTGTTAGTTCTTAAGTCTATTGATGAAATTGCTGCTTTTGCTGGTTTTGAGACAAACTTAGCAGGTGGTTTATTAGAGTTTGAGAGTTCATTCCTATTTGACCCTAAGGCTGTTGGTGAAGAGGCTGATAAAGCAATAAAAGAAGATAAGAAGGCATTAGAACAATTAAAAAGTCAGAAGGCTGGTTTTCAATTAGAACTTAAAAACTTAGATAAACAAGCGGCTGATGAAAGAAAATCTGAGGCTAAATCAGAAGCAGATAAACAAAAAGAATTAAGACAAGGTCAATTAGATAATCTTAAAGGTATTATACAAAGAGAAACAGATGCTGTTAGAGAAGGTGAGGCTGCTAAGGTTAGTGCTATGGCTGATGGTATTGATAAACAAATTGCTGAATTAGAATTATCTTATAGTCAAGAAAGACAAGCCGTTATTGATAGAGCTACTGAAAATGAAATCAAAAAACTTGATGAGAAGTATGTAGCTGGTAAAATGACTGAACAACAATACAGAGATGAATTGTTGAAGATACAGACTAATACTTCTGAAAAAGGTATAGGTATATTAGATGAAGAAAAGGCATTATTAGAACAGAAAGAAAAGGCTAAGAATGATGCTATTAAGAAGATTAGAGAAGATGATAGAAAGTTAAAAGAGGCAGCAGCGAGACAAGATGTTATTAAGAGTGCTGAGACGGCAGCATCAGCAGCCGCATTTGAGTTAGAGAATACTGAAAAATTAGGTAGAGATAAGTTTGAGTTAATTAGAAAGAATGAAGATGCTCAATTAAATCTTGCTAAACAAAAATATGAAGTAGGTTTATTATTAGCATTAGATAATGAGGCTGAGAAGGCAAGAGTTGAAGAAGAATATAGACAGGCTAAGATTAAGGCTACACAAACAGCAGAAAAGGCTATAACAGAAATTGAAAAGTCAGAAAGAGAGAAAAGATTAAATGACTTAAAAGATAGCACTAAGCAAGTATTAGATGCCATTAAATCAGTAACTATGGAAGGTTCTATGGCTGTAGGTCAGGCTCTACAAGGTGCTTTAGGTGGTATAACTGGTTTTATTGATATACTTAAAACAGATTTTGAGGAAGGTATTCAAGGAACTATGGATAAGATTAATGCTTACGCTCAGGTTGTAGGTGGTGTTCTTAATTCATTTGTAGGTGCTATTGCTGAGGCTAATAAATCAAGATTAGAGAATGAGATTGATACTATTAAAGAACAGACTAATGCTGAAAAAGAAGAATTAAATAAGAAATATAGAAATGGCTTAATTGATAAGGCGGCTTATGATAAAGCATTTGGTGATTTAGATGCTAAGGCTAAACAAAAGGAATTAGAAGCGAAGAAAAAGGCATTTGAGCAAGAGAAGAAAACTAAAATTGCCTCTGCTATTATATCAGGTCTTCAAGGTGCTGTTGCTGCTTTTACAGGTGCTATGAGTTTAGGTCCTATTGCTGGTCCTATTGTAGGTGGTGTTTTAGCTGCCGCAGTTGCTGCTATGACTGCTGTGAATGTGGCTAAAATTAAATCATCTAAGTTTGATGCTGGTGATGTAGGTGCTGTTGCGGCTCCTGATGTTGCGGCTCCTGGTAGTGCTGGTGGTGAAGGTGGAGGTGCTGCTTTTCAACCTACACAATTCTTTGGTTTAGGTCAAGGTTCTCCTCAATCTGGTGCTGGTAATGGTGGTATGAGTAAAGTATATGTAACTGAGACTGATATAACATCAACACAGAATAGAGTTAGAGTTATTGAAGATAGAGCGGTAATTGGCTAATGAATTTTAGAAAAAATATAAAAAAATCTATTATAGTATATGAAAGGAAAATTAAAACAATTAGACCCTGAAAAACTTCCGATTTATGAAATCATTGTTGATGATAATGACGAGACAGGTATTAACTTAATCTCACTTGTTGATGAACCAGCTATTATGACTAAAGGTATGGCTTTTAGTAGTGGCTCTATGATGACATTTAAGGAAGTGGAGGACAAACAAATTATTGTAGGTCCTGCTTTAATTCCTGATATGAAGATTTATAGAGAAGATGATAAGTATGGTCAGTATTATGTTAAGTTCTCAAAAGAAACTATTGTAAGAATGGTTGAGAAATTTAATAAATATGGTTCTAACAGAAGAATTAACATAGACCATTCTAATCAAATGGTTGATGCGTTCATTATGGAAGACTGGATTATTGAAAATGAGATTTATGATAAGAGTAGAATGTATGGATTTGAGCTACCAGTAGGAACTTATATGATTATGGTTAAAGTAGAGAATAAAGATTTCTGGTTAAGTGAAGTTAAAGGTAATGGTAAGTTCGGCTTTTCTATTGAAGGTTTATTAGGACAACAATTAGTTCAATTATCAAGTAATTTGACTATTGATGACTTAAATTTAGATGATTTATTAAGAATTTTTGACTTAAAATAAAAAAATTAGGTCTGAATTTTAGAAAAAAGAATACTATATCTATTATAGTATATAAAAAAATAACAAATACAATGAATAAACAAGATTTAATTGAGAAAATCAAGTCACAATTGAAGTCATTAGTATCTTCTGAGGTAAAATTTGCTGAACAAAAGGCAGGTGATAGACTTATAGTTACTCCAGATGAGAACTTTATGATTGGTTCAGAGGTATATTTGAGAGATGAAGAAGGAAATAATGTTCCTCTTTTAGATGGAGAGTATGTTTTTGATGACGGTGTAAAGATTTTAGTTGAGGCTGGTAAAATCAAAGCTATGGTTGAACCAGATGGTGAAGTTGAAAGAGAAGATGAAGGTTCTGTTGAAGTTGAAGCTGAAGAAGAAGCTAAACCAGAAGAAGAAAAGGTTGAAGCTGAAGAAGAAGTTAAAGAAGAAGAGCCAAAGTCTGAAGAGATGAAGAAACTTATGGAGAAAATCAAGATGATTGAAGAGAAAGTTGAAGAAATGGCTAAGAAATTTGCTGAGGTTGAAAAAGAAAATGAGGTTATGAAATCTGAGTTTTCTAAAATCGCTGAACTTCCATCAACTTCTAAAATTGAACCAGTATCTACTGAGTTCAAGTCACATGAAGAAAAATCTAACTCGGTTGGTATGGTAGATATAATGGCTATCAGAGAAAAAGCGAGAAAGAATAACAGGTAATAAAAACCACAAAAAATAAAATAATAAAAAATGGCAACATTAAATTTAGGAAGTTTAACAAAATATACAGACCAATTGTCTGGTATTTTACTTAAAGAGGCTGTATTGGTTGGTAATACATTTGATTTCATTTCTGTTCAGACAGGAATTAAATATGCTGATAGTATCAACTTACTTACAAACACTCTTACTGCGGCTGCTGGTGGTTGTGGAACAATTTCACCAACAGGCTCAACTACTTTAACTCAAAGAGACATCACGGTATGTCCTATTAAAGTAGAAGAAAGCATCTGTGTAGATGAATTTGAGCAATACTGGATTGGTCAATTGGCTAAAGAAGGTTCTTACAATGAATTCGCACCTGAGGCTTTTAACCAACTTTACTTAGCTAACAAAGTTGAGAAAGTAGGTCAATTTGTAGAAGACATCTTCTGGAAAGGTTCTGTATCATCTACTTATGGTGGTGGTAATTTAGCACTTTGTAATGGTATTCTTCACATTCTTGAAGGAACTTCAGCTACAAACTCTGTAATCTCTACAACTTATTCTGGAGCTCTTACAACTGCTAACGCTTTAGATGTAGTAGATAATATGATTTCTCTATTACCTAATGATGTTCTTGACGCAAGTGATTTAACATTATTTATGTCTCACGCTAACTTCAGAGTATTGATGAATGCGTTAAGAAACAACAACTATTTCTTCGGATATGACGGTGTTTCTGGACACACTTGGGTTCTTGAGAACTACACTAACACTAATGTTAGAATTGTAGCTACAAGAGGTCTTAACGGAAGAAATGAAATGGTTCTTACTCCAGCTTCTAACTTATTCTTCGGAACTGATAGTTTTGGTGAAGCAAGAAACGGAGATGGTTTCCAATTCTGGTATGATTTGAGAGACAACATCACTTACTTTAGAGCTAAGTTGAAAGTTGGTGCTCAAGTAGCATTCCCTTCTTACATTGTTATTAAGAATTCTTAATAGTAGTATAAAAAATTAAAGTGGATGGGGTGAGGCGTTGAGTAGTAGCCCCAGAAGCTTAGAAAAATTAATTAAATAAAAATGAGTTGTGTTTTAACAAACGGATATACATTAGGTTGTAGAGACGGCATTGGTGGTGTTCAAGAGATTTATATTGGAGAATACAATGCTGACGCATTAACTTTCTCTTTAACTGCCTCAAATGTTATTGATGCTTTCGGTGGTGCTACCGTATCATTCTATACATTTGAGCAAGAAATAGAAACAGGTTCTTACACTGAAAATGGTGTTTTCTCAACAGAGAATGGAACAGCGTTCTATGAAGAAACGCTTACAATAACTCTTCACAGATTAGATGCTACATTAAGAAATCAAATCTTATTGTTAGGTCAAGGTAAGTGGAGAATTATTATTAAAGACCAGAGAGGTGTTTATCACCTTATGGGAAAACAAAACCCAGTTAGAGTATCTGCTTCTACACCAGGTGTAGGTAAAGCATACGGAGACTTAAATGGTGCGGTTATTACTTTCTTAGGAAAAGAACCAGAACCAGCACATATAGTTTCAACTGCGGCTGCTTTAAGTGTAATCGCTTAAATCAATATATATCAAGCATAAAAAGGTTTATTCCATATTCTTTTCCTTTTTTCACCTCATCAGTCCTTGATGGGGTTTTTTTTATATAAACTTTTAGAAAAAGTTGTCTTTTATCTATTATAGTAAAAAGTTATACTATGAAGATAAAACTTAAAGAAGAGTATATTAACAAACAAATATATTTAGCAGTTGAAAACAGAGATGTATTAGGTAAATTTATAGATGTTAGGTTATATCCTTATTTACAAAAAAAGTATCCCGAATTCTTTGATTTAGTATGTGATAAATGTGATAATACTAAATGTAAATGTAAAAAAACAAAAGAAACAAATGATATATCTATCAACAACACAAAGTCAATCAGTGGTTCTGACACTATCGGAGAAGGCGAGTAATGTAATTCCATACTATACTTGGGTTTTGTCTAACAGAGATAGTTTAATTGAGACAATAATCTCACCAGATAATTTCTCAACATCACCTTATTATGATAGTTTTACACTTTCAATAGGAACAGCTGTTAGTTTAACATCATCAGTTGTTATGAATATACCAGCAGGTGAGTATCATTATTCTGTTTATGAGATGACAACACAATATGACTTAAATATAAATAATTCAGTAGGTTTAGTAGAGACTGGACTTTTAATGATTACAGGAACATCAACTCCATTTGTATCATTTACAGCGAGTGAAGGATTTACATTCACAACTTTTGATAATTATTAAAAAAATAAATTAAAAAATGGAAGAACAAGATAAAAAAATACAATTTGTAATTCAGAATTTTAACACATCTACGGCTCCTCAGTATGTTGAAAAGGCATCAAGAGCTGGTTATGTTTTTTATGGGGAGGACAATTTGTATCCTGACTATTTAATTTCATTAATGAATAGAAGTGCTAAACACAATGCTATTCTAAATAGAAAGGCAATGATGATTGCTGGTAATGGTTGGAATACAGAAGGTTTAGATGGTATAGCGGCTCAGTTTGTATCAAATCCTTACAATGAATTATCACTAAATGACATTGCGTTTAGAACATCTTATGACTTAGAATTGTTTGGAGCATTTGCTTTAGAGATAATTTACTCAAAAGATAAAAGTAAAATAGCTGAAATTAATTATTTACCAGCAAACAAAGTTAGAATGTCTGATTGTAAAAAGTATGTTTATTACTCAGATGATTGGTCTAACACAAGAAAATATACACCGGTTAAGAAACCTGTATTCAATCCTAAAAATCCAGTAGCATCTCAAATACTTTATGTAAAAGAATACAGACCAGGTTCAGAAGTTTATGGACAACCTGGTTATTTATCATGTGTTAATTGGATTGCTTTAGAATACTCTATTAGTTTATTTCACTTAAATCAAGTTGATAATGGTTTTTCACCTTCAATGGTTATTACATTTAGAAATGGTGTTCCATCTGATGATGAAATGAGAAGTGTTATTAGACAATTACAATCAGATTATGAAGGTGCTACTAAATCAGGTAAGACAATGTTCTTATTTGCTGATGGTGAGGACAACGCACCTCTTATTACACCTTTACAATTAAATGATAGTGATGAAAGATTTATTGAATTAAGTAAAGAAATCACTCAAGGTATTTTAACAGGACACTCAATCACTAATCCTATTATTATGGGTATAGCAATTCCTGGTTCATTAGGAGCTAAGAATGAGATTATAGAAGGTGTTGAGATGTTTCAAGCAATGTATATAAACCCTAAACAACAATTAGTTGAAGCGGTGTATAACAGACTTTTAAGATTTAATGGCTCTCAGTCAAAACTTGAATTAAACAAGTATGAGTTAGACATAGAAAAAATAACAGAAGGTAATGGACTATAAATTATTCATAACAAGCAACTATGTATATAAGATGAGTGTTATTGAAAATAATGTTGATGCTGACCTTATTACAAAATTCATTTGGAAAGCACAAGACCTTAATATACAATCAGTATTAGGTCAAAACTTATATACAAAAATGTTAAATGATTGTCCTAATTATACAGGTTATTACAATCAATTAATGGTTTATTATATCCAACCAGCACTTTGTGAGTGGGTTGTTTATCACGCATTACCTTTTATTAATTTTAGAATTACAAATAAGGCTGTTAGTCAGAAATCATCAGATAATTCTCAACCATCAGGTATTGATGACCTTAAATGGTTAAGAAGTCAAGTTAGAAACAATGCTGAGTTTTATAATGAAAGAACAAGAGACTTTATTAAGAACTTTCCGGCTGAATTTCCTGAGTTTTATCAGACTACACTTGGATTTGAGGTTAAACCTAATGTATCAAACTACTTTTCAGGTATAGCTACATCAGGTAGAAAGTTTCAAGGTCCATTTCCTCCATTAGATAATATAGACCCGTGTGAGTTTTGTGATTAAAAAATAAAAACATAGATGACTAAGAAGAAAAGAGGCAACTACAAATCTAAAAATGTATTATTATTATCAAAAGTTCTTAAAGTAGAAGAGAATAAAGAAGATAAAGAAAAAAAAGATGACAAAAAAAATGGAAATGATTAATTTTCTAACTTTAATTGGTGGTGTGATGATGAGTGTTATATCATATTTTCTAAAAAGAACTATGGATGAATTAAAAGAGGTTAAAAGTGTGGCCTATGACGCTAAGAATGAACTTAGTGTATTAAAGAATGACCATATTAATAAATATGAACACATGACTGAAAAATTTGATACATTATGTGAGAGTGTAAAAGACCTTACAAAAGAAATTAAGGAACTTAATAAGGAACTTAATAAAAAAAAAGATTAATCATTTATGAAGAAGAGATTAATAAAGACAGGTATTATCACAACCTTATTAGGAGTGAGTATAATCATATTCAGTGGAGCAATGCTATGGACTGGAAAGGCATCGGCCGAAAGTCTTAGTGGTTGGTTAGCATTAGGAATTATGTTTCTTAGAAGTAATGATAGTTTAATTGGATTAGGACCTAAAGAATAAGATATGAAGACTATTACATTAGATATAAGAGACTTTTATGATGTCATGAAGGTAAGTGTTCATAAGAATAAAAAAAAGTATTGTAGAAAAGAAAAACACAAAAAAAATAATAATAATAAATGGGAAATATAACAACAACCAATAGAATGGCTATCTTAGATTTGATAGCACAAGCCGATGAGACGGTAGAAGTTACATCAATTGAAAATAGATTAACTAATTTAGAAGACTTTATAAATGTTGATGCTACATCTGGTTATGCTACTTTTTCAGCATCACAATCAATAGTATCATCATCAACTGATGGTGTAACAACATCAACTCAAACAATAACACCAATCTCAATTACTGGTGAAACTGATGCGTTAAACGCTAATGTTTATATACAAGCTCAATATACAACAACAGAACAGACAGGTAAAATTTCTTCTTTTATAGATGGTGGTGGTAAAGCTGCTATATATCTTGAAGCTGGTGATAATAATTTTTCATCATCTACTTATTCATTATACACTCAAAATGAAAATTCAGTATCAACTTCAATAGCAGTAGGTGGAACTGAAAGCGCAGCAATTGCTATTAGTATTCCAGATAATCAAATTCTTATGCGTATAGGTGATTATCTTGGTGGTGGAATAAATTATTCTGAAAATAGTATTAGTCCATATTTACAATATATGGCTTCTGTTGGAACAAACAACACACCAAATACAATAGTATCTGATTTAAGATTAGACCCTCTTAATGTAGATGAAGGAACTATGTTTAGAGTAAGAAATGTTGATACTGGTTTATTAGCAAAATTAGAACTTGACCCGGCTGGTGAGTTAAATGGTAATAGATTATACTCAACTGATGGAACATATGAAACAAGTATTTCTTTTGATGCTAATGGAGCAACCTTTATAGATTTGGTAGCAACAGGAACAAATTTTGTTACGAGTATTAATGTATCAGAAAATAAATCAACTTTATCAAGTAATGATGTATCTAATTCAATTTTATCTAAAATTGAAGCATCTAATGAACCTGGAGACCCCTTTATTAGAATTCAATCAATAGATAGTGCTAATAGTAATGAAGGTAGAATAGATATAACCTTAGCTACTATGTCAATTACATCAACTGATGGAACAACTACGCTATCAAGTGTATATGATGCTTCTTTACAAACAATAGTGGATACAGCAACTGATGGAACAGATACATCATCAATTACAATACAACCACTCGGTATTTCATTTTTTACAGATGATGGTGTTTATGAAGGTAGTATATCAAGCTCAAAAACATCTGCTATAATTCAAGTTGAAGAAAAAACCGTATCAAAATCAAGAATAGATTTTACACAAAATACTTCTATATTAAAAACCGAAGATTTAGCAACTGGTGAATACTCTCAAATAGATACAACTACAACATCAGCTGTTATTTCATCTACTGATACAACTTGGACTACAAATGTTAATGTATATCCATCTAATTTTGAGGCTAATACTACTGATGGAACAAGTGATAAATGGATAGGACAAGATACAACACAAGTTTTAATTTATTCAACTGATGGAACAAATCAATCAACAATTGATGTTTATGATAATTCTATGGCATTGTCAGTTACTGATGGTTTAACAACAACATCTATAACTATTGGAACGGTAAGTATTCAGTTAGATAATATACCATCTTATGATGATGATAGTGCTGCTGGAACAGGTGGTTTAACACCTGGTATGATATATATGACAACAGGTGGAGGAGCTAATCCTTTAGATGTAGCAGGTATTCTAATGATAAAACAATAATAACTTCCATTATTATTAAATAAAAAAACCCGGTCTTCTGCTTTTGACCGGGTTTTTTGTTTATCACACATTAGAAATTTCTCTATTCCAACATTTTAATTTTGGAACATTATAGACCTTAAATAATTCTCTATTATTAACTCTATTTATTAAAAAACCTTTTACTTTACCACCATCACCACTTTGTGTTGTATATCTAAATAAATCAGGTCTTGTTAATAATAACTCTTTTAATTTTTTAACTTGTATAAGATAAGCCTCCTCAAAATCAGGAAAGAAATAAACAAATACATCTGCTTCTGTTTTAGATATACCTGAAGGTTTATTATTACAACTTGTTTCAATAAACATATTATCTGTTTTAACACCTTTTAAGAATTCATATCTATCAGTTTTAACCTCAAATGTAATTGACTTACACATTAATTCAGCAGCTATATCATATCTGTAGTCATTGTTAAAGCCAACAATCTCAAAACCTTTTTTCTCTTTTAAGTAGAAAGCAAATACTCTTTCTCCTAATTCACCATCTTTTAGGTCTTTCTTAAATTTTTCATAGTAATTCATAAACTTTTTAATTATTTTTTATACAATATATATAAACCTCCAAAAGTGATTTTTTGGAGGTATGGATTATTTATAGTATATTTGTATAAACTAAAAGAAAATGGTAAAAGAAAGTGTATTAAAGGCACAGAAAGTCCTTAAACAACAATTCATCAAAGGTTCAATCACAAAGAAAGAATATAAAAAAGAGTTAAAGTGGATTGCTAAGCATATTTTATCCAAAAATTAACACCTTGTTCATAGATAGTTCTGGCTCCTGTCCTCCTGTTTAAGACTTGATAAGTCATAAATACAGGTTCATTGCCTATAACTTTTCTTATGTTAGTATCAACTCTATATTTAATAACTCTTTCTAAAGTAAAGTCACCATCTTGTTTGTTATAGATAATAGGTAAAAATCTGGCTAAGTCATTACCATTTAAGTCAATCACTTTTGTTCCTTCAACAACCCATCTATTAGCATATTTAGGTATTAAGAATGAAAAAGGAACTTGAAGAGCTTTATACTTTATATCAACTGGGTCTAACTCAATTCTATTTTCAGCATAAACAGCCTTTATCTTTTCAATCCAGTCTAAGGCAAGTGGTGTTCCTTTTTGATAAGGAACTTCTTTTGGTATTAGTTTTCTTCTAAATCCATCATCTGTTTTTAACCAATTAACATAAGGGTCAATTAATTTATTACCAAATTTGTCATATCTAACATAAGCATCCATATAGCCACTTTTTATAGTTTGGTCTATAACATATCTTTCTTCTGATATAGTTATTGGTGGTTTAGGAACTACTATTTGTTGTGGTGCTCTTATAGGTGTAGATGAAATAGGTGTAGGTAATGGTTTTTCAATAACAATTTGTCTAATAACAATTAAATTATTTACTCTTTTTTCTATTCTTGTTAGTCTTCCTATTAAATCATTACAACATTTCATAAAATAGTCAAGTAACATATTATACTGATTAAATAGTTTAACAAAGTATTCTACATTATTTGCTTGTGCTGTCTGAACATATTGATAGACATCCATAATTAAATCATTTAGTGAGACAAGATGAGGTCCTACACAGACCATAAGTTCATCACAATCCATTTGTGGTGTTTGTGAAACAATTTCGGTAATGGTAGAACAAACGCCATTAACTTCAACGGTAATAGTGTCTTGTTGGACACAATCATTAGTAATTCTCATATTCTTTTTCTTTTTACAATAATAGATAAAGTGTTCATTTTTCTAAATGTTTATACATGTTTTCTCATATTTCCGTGTCCCACAGAGTTCGTTTCCGTGTGTGCTCACACTTCACTCTGTGGTTAAAATCTTTGATGAGGTGGTGGGTAAGGTAAAGTTAAGTTAAGAAAGTTTAAGTATATGAGATATGAAGATATAAGATACTACTTGTGTCGTTTTTTTGCGTTAAAAAAGGGAGGACACTTATTTTTGTATGTCTTTTATGAATTATTTTTCACTTTTTTTTAATTATTTTTAATTTTTAACGAAAGGGAGAGAGTGATACTTAATATATAAAGTATAAAAATAATTAAAGAATATGATTGAGATTTTACCTTTTAACAAAACATTGTTTAATGAGTTTAACTTAGATAAACAAGAACTAACTAAGTATTGTTATATTAATAACATAGACCTTATATCTAAACTATTAGTTTCTAAATTACCTATATCAAATACAAGAATAGCATTGAAAAATATATTTGACTTTTTAACATATATTGATTTAGAATTAAATAAATCTAAAAATACGGTTATACCTATATCATCAAAGAAATTAGAAGAGTTCTTTTCAAGAAATTTATATAAACAATATATGATTTTATTACAAAACTTAGGTGTTATTACAGCTGTAAGTTATGATGATGGTTCATATTATAAACCAGGTCAATTATATACACAATATAGAATTCATAATAATTATATTAATGAAGAAGATTTAGCTATTATTATTTTAGATGAAGATAGAAGTAAAAATGAATTTGTAAATGAAGTAGAAGATTTAGATGAAAGATATATTAAGACTATAAAAACAATAGAGATTAACATAAAAGAAGCCATTAAATCAGAAATACAATACTTTAATGATAATAACCTATCAGTATCTACATTAAGAAATAGAATTTCAAGATTGTTTTACACAAGAAGAAAAAGATATATTAAGAAAGGTAAGAATGTTGATAGAATATATCACTCATTTACTAATGTAAGTAGAGTATCAAGAAAACATATTGACTTAAAAATGTTTAACATAGACATTAAGAATTGTCAGCCACTACTTTTAGTTTATTTACTAAAGAAAAATAATATGTCTATAGATGAAAATTATCAATTAGATTGTGAAAGTGGTTTATTCTATGAAAAGTTTATTGGTATAAATAATTGTGATAGAGACCAAACTAAAGTATCTTTATATAAGAATATATTCTTTGGTTTTAGTATTAAAAATCAATTTAATAAAAGATTTAGTGAATTATATCCTAAAACTTGGTCATCATTAAATGAAATCAATAATAGTAATGTATCATTAGCCTCACAATTACAAAATATAGAGAGTGAATTATTTAATAATTTAATACCTAATAAGTCAAAACATTATTTTACTTTATTTGATGCGATATATTTTGATGATATGAGAGATATAAGACCTATATCTAAGTCTATAGATGACTTTTTCAATAGTTTAGATATAGAAGTTAAAACTGAAATAACAATATAGAAAAAAATGACTTTTTTAACTTAATATATAATAAAAAATAACAAAGAATATGGAAAGAAAATGTAACTATCGCAATTGTAATAACTACTTACCAGATGAAATGAAATCTAATGCTAAGTATTGTAGTAGAAATTGTAAATCTTGTGAAAGAAAATACAATAAAAGGGAGGACAATAAAATTAAACAAGAGAAAGAACATATTAAGAAATTACTAATACAAGTTAAAGAACAAACTATAAGTGATGATGTTATGAAATTATTTAATTTAATTAACAAATAACTATAAAAAATCCACATATAGAAAAAAATGAGTTTTAGAACTTAATATATAATAAAAAAGAACAAAAGAATATGGAAACACAAAAACAAAAAGTAATCTTCTTTATAGACCAACTTAGAGAAGAAATGTTTAAGAACACTATTTATGATAGTGAGCTTAAAATGTTAAGAAAAAAGTATATCTACAAAGACATTTCTGGTGGTGAGCTTGTAAAAGATGTTGAGTATCTAATCAACATGAAAAATATAAACTACTACTATGAAAAATAATATAGATGAATTACTAATTAAACAAGCTGAATTAATAGCTGAAATGTTTGAGGTGAATGGTCATCCAACATTAGCAAAAGAACAAAGAAGAAATGTTAAAAAAAGAAAAAAAGAATATGAAAACAAAAGAAGAGTTGAAAGAGAGAATAATTGAATTAAACTATGAAACTCTAAAATACTTAGATAAAGGTGATAGAGATAAACTATTAGCGATTAGAAAAGAGATGACTGAATTAATAAATGAATACTTAGAAAGATGAAATTTTGTAATAAATGTGAAGAAATAAAAGAGTTGAGATACTTTTACGCAAGAACTGACAAGTATGGTCGTGTTAGATATGGTTATACTTGTAAGTCTTGTTTAGGTGTTAAAAACCCAGAAAGAATTACTAAACAAAAAACAATTGAAGTAAAACCTACAAAGAAAGAAATTAAATCTTTTGTAAAAGAAATGAGTGATAAAGGTGGTTACTTTGATTTTGTTGATAGTTTAAGATTAGTTGATTTATTCACAAGACAATATGGTATAGTATTCACTTCATTCTCTATTGAAGATGAATTGATGTATATGTGGGAAGAATTAAAAAGTGGAAAAAAGTGACTTTTTTAACTTAATATATACTATACAAAAAAAAATTAACCACTATGAGTTTATTAGATGTAAGAAAAGAAATAGATAGTAGATTAGGCTATTTACCTGAATGGATAGATACAAAAAGTCCTACGCATAAGAAAGTATGGCATACAATAGAAGATTGTCATGAAATACTATTTGTTCTTTTAGTAAATATGATTTTAAGCGAAAAGGCTATTTACAAAATAGCAAGAAGATTTGATGATTACATTAATGAGATTATTGATTTAGTTGATGGTGAATTACAAATACTACTAAACATATATTTTTTATCAGTAGTTGAATACATGATTTTAGTATGTTTAGAGAATGAAGAATATGAAGCAGCAACCAACCTTAGAAATTTTAACACTTTATATTTTCAAGAAAATGTAAATGATGTAGATGAATAAGGATGAGATTATACTTTATATATGGAATAATAAAAATGTTTTAGCTTATTGTAAAGTAGTAGGTGGAAACAACTGGGATGAATTAAGAAGTGAGTTAATAGGACAACTTTACTTAATGGATATAAATAAACTCTTACAAGCTTATTACACAAACTTTTTAGAATACTTATGTTTTACAATATGTAGTAGAATTAAGAAAGGTAAGATTGCTGATACAGGCATCTTCTATAACTATTCATCTGTAAATATGGAAACAGATGGTGTAGGTGTTGATGTTGTTGATGATAATGTAAATGTTGCTGAATTATATGATAAAGTTCTTTCTTTAATAGATGAACAACATTGGTATAATAAAACATTGTTTAAGCATTATTACATTGATGGTATGAAGTTAAGAGAGATAAGTGAAATGTATGGAATAAATATAAAGAGTATTCATTACGCAATCGGTAAGATTAAGAATGAAATAAAAAAACAAATTGAAGATGACAACAATGATTTTATTTGGAGCTAAACTATTTATGTTTAGTTGGTTAATGACGAGGTTTCAACCTATACAAATGTTATTAGAAGCACTACCTGATAAACTACTAACTAATATAATTAAATTACTATTTAGTTGTTTAATGTGTTTTAGTTTTTGGACTACACTAATTTACACAGGAGACTTTTTCTTTGCGTCTATTATGGCGTTTATAGGTTTCTGGTATGATAAGATAATCGGTTTCTATGAGAATAGAGTTAGATTAAAATAAAAATAAAAACTATTATGAAAAAACAAACATCAATTAAAGTTCATTTTAAGAAGCCTAAAGTAAAAAGAAAAGGTATTCATTCTAAATGTAAAAGTTCTAAGAATAAAAATTCTAAAAATTATATAAAAAAATATAAAGGACAAGGTAAATAGAAAAAAATGACTTTTTTAACTTAATATATAAAAGAAAAACAAAAAGAATATGGGACAAAGAGAAGTTTATTTACAGAATGGCTTTAGTTATTCAGTTAAATTAAAACAAATTAAATCAAAACAATACACAGAATTCACGGTGTTTTATCATGATATAGAAATATATTGCTCAACAATTAACTGGAGAATTGATACTGAAAAAGTTTTCATTAAAATATGTGAAGACTTTCTACAAAATAATTATTAATATGAAAGATATAAAAGAACTTATGAAAGGTAAAGAATTAGTTATTGACCCTTCAATTGAATTAGAAAATGTATTAGATGAATTAATTAGAAACTTTAAGGTTAAGATTATATCTTATTCTGATAATGAAGAAGTATTGACTAACATATACTTTGTTATGAAGACATACTTTTCTGATGCGGTTGTTGATGATGTTATTAAAAGTTGTTTAGATAAATCAGCTGAACCTATATTGATTAAAGGATTAAGAAATAAAAAAATAGATGAGTTATTAAAATGAATAAAAAATGTATAGTAGATAAAATGATTGATTTAACAAAATATACACAATCAATAAAAGAAGATGGTTGTTTAACAGAATTATTTGTTGTTATTAAGAAAGATGTTTATGATGACATTAGAAAACATGATGGTGAGTTTTGTTACAATGAAAGAGTATTTACTCTAAAAGAATTTAATACTGATTTAATTGGTTTAGGATATGATTGTGATTATCATGTCTTATTAGTAATGAATGAAGTTGATTGGAGTAAAAGAGATAGAAAAATAAAAGAATTAGGATTATGATTACACTACTTATATTAAATTATATCATATGGATTTATGAAGCGATTACATATGATAAAAGAATTTCACAAATGAATATAGATGAGATGACTAAAGATATGGCTATGAGCTTAAAACCAATTGTTTTAGCTATTAGTCTTATACCATATATATCTTTAGTTGATTTTATACTAAAACCTTTAATAAAAAAACATTTTAACTTATGACAGAAGATTTTAAGAATTGGTGGTTACACTATGTATCAGGTAAAACACCAGAAGGTTATTTCTACCTACCATTAGAACCGAAACATATAAATGATATGACACCTGAAGAGTTTGATTTATTAGATGCCTCAGAATGGGAATTGAAAGATGACAACGCATATGGTATAGTATGGTTTTTATGTAAAAAAATAAATTAAGAATATGAATAGAAAAGAAGAACTAAGAAAAGAAGTAGATAAACTCTACTATGTAGATGCTATAGACATATATCATATGTATCAACATCTACGACAACAAAAAATATGTAAAGTAAGAGTATATAGTAAAGATGAAATTAAAGAAAACTTTTTCTGTTATGATAAAGATGCTAATGATATACTAATAGAACTACTTAATAAATGTAAATACTTTGATGTGGAACCATATGATAATAGTAGTAATTTAGTTTCAGTAGAAGATATGCGTAGAGAATTAAAATGGTATGAAAGTATAATACAATCTGACTTTGTAGTAAATGTAATGGCTATATCTATAATAGCTTTACTAATAACAGGATTATTTCAAGTAATAACTTGGATTTTCTAAAAAAAGAAAATGAGTAAGAAAATGAGTAAGAAAAAAGAATTAGACCCAGACAGAATGTTTTCAGTAGAAGACAAAGAAGAGATTTTAAGACTATTTAAGATTGCTACAGCAAATCAAAGTGATATGGATAGTATTTATCATCTATATAAAAAATACATCAATCCTAAGGCAGTTATGTATCAAATAAATTGTAAATGTAATTCATCTATTAGTTCATACTATCAAGGTGTTTTAGATTTCTATGCTGATAATGCTGAGAAATTTGTTGAATAAGATTTAGAAAATATAAAAAAATTTCTATTATTAGTGTAATACCGGCGTAAAGTTAGGTTAAAAAATTAGATTTAAGCATGCCAAAACAAATAAAAACAGAAGACTTAGTTAATGGTGTAGTAAAGATGAAAGTTGAGAATGGTGCTTCTAATAAGACCATTCTTGACTTTCTAATGAATGACTTAGGTTATGGTCAATCATACGCCTATGAAGTTATGAGAGAAGCCAGAAAGAAAATACAAGAGATATGGGATAAGAATGCTGAAGCACATTTAGAAGAAGCAAAGGCACATTTAGAAGAATTGTATGAGAATGCTATTAGAAGAAAAGATATGAAGTTGGCTTTACAAGTCAGACAAGAACTGAATAAACTTATGGGTCTATATTCACCTGAAAAACTTGATATAACATCTAACGGTCAAACTATATCAGAGATAAAAATAATTGAAATAAGAAATGAGCAGAAGCCTGGAGCTGAAGACAACACCAGTGTTCAGTAAGAACTGGGATGTTATTAATAATGAAAAGATTAGATTTGTAATCAATCAAGGTGGTTCAAGAAGTTCTAAAACATATTCTATTTGTCAATTACTTATTGTCTTATGTCTCAAACAACCTGGTGTAATGATTTCTATTGTAAGAAAGTCTTTTCCATCACTTAGAGCGTCTGTAATGAGAGATTTCTTTGAGGTGATGAGAGAATTAAACTTATATAAGACAACAGAACATCATAAAACAGAAAACATTTACAACTTTGATAATGGTTCATCAGTTGAATTCTTTGCTGTTGATGATGAACAGAAGTTAAGAGGTAGAAAAAGAGATATATTATGGGCCAATGAGGCAAATGAGTTGAATTTTGAGGAATATACTCAGTTAAATATGAGAACAACTGGTAAATTAATCTTTGACTTTAACCCATCAGATAATTTTCACTGGTTATATGACCTTATATCAAGACCTGAGAGTAAATTAATACACTCTACCTATAAAGATAATCCATTTTTAGAAGAAGCGTTAGTAAAAGAGATTGAAAACCTCATCAATGTAGATGAGAGTTATTATAGAATTTATGCCTTAGGTGAAAAAGGAACAGGTAAGACTACAATCTATACTCATTGGAAGTATTATGAAGATTTACCTGAGACTAAAACAAAGATATATGGTCTTGACTTTGGTTTCAATCACCCTATGTCTTTATTAGAAGTAAATTTTATTGATAATAAAGCTTATGTTAGAGAATTAGTTTATGAAAGTGGTTTAACGGTAGATGATTTAATTTTAAGAATGTCCTCCCTTGAAGTCAGTAAGAAACATGAAATGATTTGTGATGGTGCCAGACCTGAGATGATTGAAGAAATAAAGAGAGCTGGTTATATGGCTAAGTCTGCTGTTAAAGAGGTAAAGAAAGGAATAGACAGCGTTAAATCTACTGAGTTATACATTCATAAGGAAAGTCTTAATGTAGTTAAAGAGACGGCTTCTTACAAATGGAAAACAAATGGTGATGTTATATTAGATGAGCCAGTAAAGATGTATGATGATGCTATGGATGCTATGAGATATGCTATACATTGGTGGAAGTTAAAAGGTAAAAAAACAGATAAGAATTATTTTAGAATACACTATTAGAAAAAGTAGTTGTTTATCTATTATAGTAAAAAAAGAATATAAAAATTATGATTGAATTTACATTAAATGAAAAGGCCTATAAAATGGCTACAAGTTGGGAAGAACTTACATTAGATAAGTATATTAACTTAGTTAATTTACAAGGTGTTGATGCTGAAGTTAAGATTGAAGAGTTGTATTTACTTAAAATTGTTGGTGCTTTATGTGGTGTTGATTTAAGTGAGTTATATGAACTTGATATGGATACGGTTAGAAATCTTGTAGATAAGTTAGAATTTATTTACAAACAACCTGAGTGGCCATTGAAAAGATTTATTATGTTTAATGACCAGATGTTTGTGTTTCCACAAGAATTGAATAAGATTACAATGGGTGAGATTATATCAATTAAGACATTACAAGAGAATAAAGGACAAGGTGAGTTCTTACCTTATCTTTTAGCGGTTATATTAAGACCAGGTAGTGAGTATGAAGTTAATGGTGAGAAGAAATATAAACAAGATAAGTTTAATGCTGATGATATAGAGTATAGAGCTAAATTATTTTTAGATTTAACTATACCTGAAATTATGGGAAGCATCAATTTTTTTTTAACTGGGAACAATATATTACCAAGCAATACAGCGGTCTCTACAGAAAAGTAAGCTCAGTAGAAACCCCTACGCTTGGAGGTTATGTTTTAGATAGTAGATGGGGTTGGTTAGCAATGGTTGATAGACTTAGTCAAGGTGATATAACTAAACATGACCAGATATATGAAAGGAATTATATTGAGTGTCTAAACTTATTATCATTCTGGCACGAGAGAGATAAGTTTTATGAACAACAAAATGAAATAAAAAATAGACAACATAGACATGGCTAATAATACGGTGAGTATAAATAAAATAGTTTCAATCTTTCAAGACTTGGCTATTAGACAACAAATGATAAATGATTTTGGTTATGGACCAGCATATAACATAGGTGCTTCTAATGAAATGAAGTTTCCTTATATTTGGATTGAGAATAATAATACTACAACACAAAGAAGTGATAATGGTTACAAAGTTAATCTATACACATTCACGGTTTATTGTATGGATAAAATCAACTTTGGGGAGGACAACTATAATGAAATTATATCAGATACTCATTACATTTTAGACACAATGATTAGTGAAATCTCACAACATAAATACTATGTTGATATGAATTTGTCTATTGATGGTGATATAAACTTCACACCTGTTGTTGAAGC